CCCGAAGGTGTTTCGTATACTCTTCCGTTGGGCCCGTCAATTCGTTTAAGTTTAACGATGTCATGATGTATATGTGTTATCATTATACTGAAAAACTACTTCCACATCCGCATGTTGATTGAGCATTAGGATTAGTTATAACAAATTGTGAACCTTGAAGATCTTCTTTATAGTCTACAGTTGCACCAGTTAAATATTGCATACTCATAGCATCTATTAATATTTTTGATTGTAGCAACGGCATTTCAAAATCATCTTCATTAATTATTTCATCAAATGTAAATCCATAACTCATTCCACTACACCCGCCTCCTTGCACGAATGTTCTTAAGAATAGATTAGGATTACCTTCTTCTGCAAGAAGATCTAATATTTTTATTTTTGCTGATTCTGTTATGGTTATCATACTCTGAAACTTTCTCCGCATCCACAGCGGTCTCTTTCTTTTGGATTGACGAAATTAAAACCTTCATTCAATCCTTGCCGAACCCAATCTACGGTCATCTCATTTACGTAAACATCACTTTTCATATCCACAAGCACGACAAAATCTTTTTGCCCATAATTAATTATACCGACTTCGTGTTTGTATTCATTAACATATTCTAGCACATAAGCTAGTCCACTGCATCCAGTTGTTTTAATCCCAATACGTATACCTACTTTATTACGTTCAGTAACAAGTTTTTTTATTTTCTTGTATGCTAAATCAGTAATGTGTATCATTTAGTTTGATAGTCACGTATTGCAGCTTTTATAGCATCTTCTGCAAGTATTGAACAATGTATTTTGACCGGTGGGAGGGCAAGTTCTTCAGCAATAAGTGAATTAGTGATTTTTCCCGCTTGGTCAAGTGTTTTTCCTTTAACCCATTCTGTAATAAGACTGGAGCTGGCAATTGCTGACCCGCATCCGTAAGTTTTAAATCTTGCATCAACGATTATTCCCTCCTCTACTTTGATTTGAAGTTTCATAACATCGCCGCAAGCAGGTGCACCAACAATGCCAGTGCCAATGGCACTATCACTATTAGAAAAACTACCCACATTTCTGGGATTTTCATAATGATCCAACACTTTAGCTGAATATGCCATTAAGCGAGTACCTCCAAATTTCTATTAAAGTGCGCAGTACGTTCTTGTAACCCAATAGTACCACCGTTAATCTTTTTAGTCAATGCTAACATATCATTAGCATCTGCCGGGACATTGCAATTAGCCTTAGTCCAAAACCAGCAGGCAGATTCAATAGCACCTTCAAGAGTTTCGCAATATACTATTGTTTCATCAATAGATTTTCCAATTGATTTTGCAAATGCTGCATAGTTATCATGACCAGTTAGTTGAATAGCACCGCGCCCACGATACTTATAGCCATCGCCAGATTCTTCATTACCATTACCCATTCTATTTGCATAGACACGGTTAGCAATCTTTTCCGGTTTACGCTGATAAGCTGCTGCAATTTCGTCAGTTTGAAAATACTTACGAAACGTTCCTTTAAGACCAGCGGCACCATAATTTAAATTTTCACGAAGGACAGTAAAGTCCATAGATTCATGACCGCATTGCGCTAGAAAAGCAGCAATGCGGTTAGCAGAATCAATATCATATTTTGGTAATACGTCTACTAATGCTTCAAGAAGTGCTGGAGCATTCTTATTATGTGGTAGACATTCTTTTAATTGTTCTAGTGTTAATTCCATTATAGATCCAATGCTTCGCAAGCGATAATGAAGTTCTTAGTAAATGAACTACGAACGATATCATCTGTTGTAAAATTAATAATGTCGAACTCAGCCATTCGTTCAACAACTTTGTGTAACTCTTTAAACCCAGACTGATCATGTCTAGATTTAGTAAGGTCATTCTGTGAGTAATCACCGGATAGAATGACTTTAGATCGTGTACCAGTACGACCAATAACGGTTTTCATTTCAGACCAATTAGCATTTTGAATTTCATCAAAGAAAATGATGGCATCATTAAATGTAGTACCACGTAGGTAACTTGTGCTTAGGAATTCGATGTAACCCTGTTCTTTTAATCTATCATAAGAGTCTGAACGACCAAAGAGATCAGCACAAATTTGCTTATATGGTTCTTCATAGATTGACATCTTGTCATCAAGTGATCCCGGCAAGAAACCAGAATCACGAGTTGAGACTGAACTGCGTATAATAACAAGTTTTTTGTATGGAGTATCTTTAGCTAAAACATCTGCAATTGCATGATAGAGCGAAATGAAACTTTTACCAGTTCCGGGACTTCCCATCAGCATAAATGCATATGATCCTTTTTTATATGCATCAAAGAATATTTGTTGATTTTCAGTCAGTGCATCAAAGGTTTTTAAATGATCTAATTTAATCTTAAGTGTATTGCCTATGACTGGCTGGTGTCTTATAGCAAACTCCTGATCACTTTGAGAATCTTCTCTTTTTTGAAGTGCTGTTCTTTTACTTACAACTTTTAGTACCATATTTCTCCTAGTGTATTAAATAAAATAAGTCAATTCACCATGAATTGTTTCGATGCATCATACTCCCTGGTGTTTTTTCATGAATCTTCTGCAGAACTTCTTTAAAGCCAGTATCCTTCTTTCTAGCACCAACTCGAACAGGATCGCACACCATAGGTGCGCCGCCAATTCGAGTTTCTAGATTTGGATTATCTATAAGATACGATTCTCTGGCTGAGATTGACATGAATTTTTCAAATTCAAGAGATGTATTTTTATCGTAAAAATTATATGTTGGCATTATATTGACTCATTGGCATTGATATAATACGACCAAGCTTTATATTATTAAACATATAAAGTGCATCGTCGTATAACATATTTATACCATCTGCGAACCATAATGGCATTTCACGGTTAGTCCAGCGAGACATATTGCGCTTATCGCCAATATAATAGTTATGATATGATTGAATGGAGTTGCCGAAAACCTTATAGTGATCGGGCATAGCTGTCGTTGGTTCAGCAAAGTCAACATCACGTTTAATGTTAACTGGGTCTTTATTAAGTGCTTCTATTAAGCGAGACGTTGCGTGAACCCTACCATATCGGTAAGTGTATTCGTCCATGAGTTGAATCCATAGCGAAAATAGCCAACGATAGTTTGCCTCACTGCCTCGTGTCCAGATAGCACTGGGATGATTCGAGTGAGTTGCAGTGTATAGAATACCATCACGCGCGTCAGGAAGCTGATAGCGCTTTGCCTTACGGCCAGACTTTGAAACACCTTCAATTAATGTACCGTCAAGAATGCGATGTGCAGTTGAAAGTAATTGAGCGTACTCGAGGATCATTTTGACAACGTGCTTATCATTGTGCATTCTAGCACACTGCTTAGGATCACGGTGAAGATAAAAGATATTCATTTTGCGTATTCAACAAAAGGCATTTGGATACGAGGGATAGTAACGAATCCAGAAGAACAATCTATGCTACCATCTGCTTTATGTGTAGTTGTTTGAACTTGTAATTCAACCTTCACAATCTTATTGTCAGTAACAAATTCAATCACTTGGAATTGATACGACATAGGCGTAGCAATATATAGCGGTGGCACTGGAATTGCTATAGTTGTTAATGGAACTACATTCATTATTGTCCACCTTGGTATTCTAAATAGAGCTTACTAAGTTCAGCGATAGTCTTATCTGCATCGGCATGCAGGATAGCAGTACCACCAGCTTTAATGTAGGCATCAATAACCTTAGGAGTATCATCAATCAGGATACTCCAAGGGTCAGCATATTGTGCTTTCTTCAAACCGCCTACAACGAAGTTTGGTTCATATACAATGTTATGTGCTTTTAACCACTCAGTTTTTTGAGCAGCAATAGTATCATAGTACTTTTCATTGCCGGTAGAAGTAAGAATTTCAACTGGAACTTTAAGTAAATCACATGCTTTCATTAGAGTTTCAGCGCCCGGCATCAATTCTAATTTAGTGAAGTTCTTACCAGCAATGAATACATCCCAGTGACTCCAAAAATGCTTGGTGCGATTTTTAGTGTCAAGAGGACGTACTCCAAATAATAATTCGTATTGTTTATCAAAGTTTGCTAAAACTCCATCCATGTCAAGATATATTTTCATAATTAATTATAACACAAATACGAATTAATGTACACTCATCGATTCCGTTCAGTGTGGAAGTATTCTTTAGTGTGTTTCTCTGGTTCTACCATATGAAGACTAGCACCTTCAGCAAAAACATATCCGGCGCCGCGCAAGAACAATTCAAAGTTCTCAACTGCTTCGTTCCAAGTTTCGCATTCAAATGTCATTGAGGTTTCAACGCCATATTGATCACAGTTAAATGTAAATCTAGTCATTTTATTCTTTCCATTCAGTTACAAAAGTTTCAAGTTTCTTCTCACGAGTCCAAGAGCTGCAGTAATGATTGTCTACATCACATAGAGCAATTACTTCATCTTCGCTTACGACACGATGAGACACGATTTGTTCACCAATATGTTCTTGTGAGAACTCATCGGCTTCATTCATGGTCACCGTATCAAGAGACCATATAGTGTTACCTTTAGGTACTTCTACTACATATCGCATACGAAATGTTGATACACATTCTACCAACACTAATTCTGTTTCTGTTTCTTGTTTCTTAGTCATAGTCCAAGTTCCATCTTTATTGTCATTCCAGTTGATATTATCGCCAATCTTCCATCCTAGTTCTGCCATCATTTCATTGGAAATTGGCAGAACTAGGTTTCCTTCGCTGTCTTCTTCAAGAGTTACTATAGTCATATTATACCTCAAAATATTGTAATTCAAAAAACTCAGCATCTCGTTCGTAATCAATGTAACCACGAGGATTGCAGATGATACGAGTAGAGCCAATCATATAGTCAAACTTATGATGAGTATGACCGTGTGTCCAGACTTTGATTTGTGGACGATCAAGAATGAACTCCGACAAATCAGAAGAGTAAGCGCCATTGACTATTACATCTTTTTCGTACTGAGGCTTAGTGGAAAGCTTCGAAGGTGAGTGGTGACC